TACCAGGTTTAAAGGTATTATCTACACAAGTTGGTGAAGCTGGCGGTATGGCTGATTTTGTTTTTGAAATACTAGGTGAAAAAGAAAACCACGAAATAAAAGCTGGTTTAAAAGGTGTTCGTATGGGTAGCGTTCTAATTAGTAATCTAAATTTAAAAACAGGTGAATACACTTTAGCAAACAAAGTGCATGACAATATTGACGGTTTAAAAGATTTAATTGAAAAACAAATAATACCTAATTTAAAAAGAAAACTTAGTTTTATTAACGGGCAAATTGAGATTTATAATAAAGAAAATAACACTAACTTTAAAAAATTAACAGGTAATATAGTTAAAGGTAAACCAGAAATTATACCTGATGAAGTTTATGCTAAGATAACAAAAGAAGGTGGTACTAAAGCTTTGGGTGAAATATCATTAGACGAGCAGGTTATAAAAAATCACTACTTAAATAAAAAAGATGGTGAGGTTACTTCAATGACTATACTTAACACACCAAACGGTAACGCTACTGTTTCGCTAAAAGAAACTTCATTGTTGGCTAGAGGTATAAAACCAGCGCCTATGATAAAAGCTAAAACAAGGGCCTATGCTAGTATTAGAACTTCAGGCTCTAGCGAGGTAAATGGTGTTAAAGTTAGAGCTTTAAAAGTTGGTTTACAGTTTGATATAACAGAACTGTTAAATAAACCACAAGATTTAGCTATTATGTATAATAAATATTATAATTCAGTTGAAGATAAACAATTTGTTAAACAACCTGCATTTTGGTTATCAGCTAAAAAATACTTAGATGAAGCACCTAAAAAACAAGAAGAAATTAAAACTGACCAATATTCTATGAGATTAAAAGTATTTAAAGAAGCTGTAGATAATAAAAAAGGCAGTAGCTTTGCTCAGAAATATGCAAAACAACACCCTTATGACGTTCAAAGGGCTATTAATGAGGGGCATTTTACAAGGTCAGACGCCATAGAATAGATATGGGGAGTTGGGTATAATGATGAGTTTAATTAAAGGTTATACGACTGTTTTTCAATGTATTGGCGATGCTTATAGGCAAAAAGATATACAAAGATTTTATTATGGTTATCAACTCTGCATAAGGGCTAAAACTAATATGAAAAACTTGCATAAATATCTTGATAATAGGTATAATTTTAAACGTAGTGAATGTTTTAAAATGTTAAAAGAGGCTAGAGGATTCAAAAAATGAGTAGGCAACACAATATAAAATCAAAATATGTTGAATTAAAAAACATATATAAAGAACTTAAAAATAAAAAAACTACAGAAGAAGATGAAACTGAAAGATTTGAAGATGTACCAGAAACATTATCTGAAAGAGATAGAGAGGGAAGTTATAAAATGAAAGGTTACATGGAATTTTATCAAATGTTAAAGTTTTTTATTGATACAGAAGAACAAGTTCAGCCATCAGGTATGGTATCTAAACACAAAGATTATGTAAGGTAAAAGGTTAAAAATGGATATTCAAGAAATAGAAATAGATAAATTAATCCCATATCACAATAACCCTAGAAAAAACCAAGATGTTGATAAAGTTGCAAGTTCTTTATCTGAATTTGGCTTTCAACAACCAATAGTTGTCGATAAAAAAATGGTTGTTATTGTTGGTCATACTCGATTATTAGGTGCTAAAAAACTAGGAATGAAGAAAGTACCAGTTTTAGTTGCTGACTTAAGTGAAGCTAAAGCAAGAGGTTATCGTATTGCCGATAATAGAATAGCTGAAGATGCAAATTGGGATTATGACTTATTAAAACTTGAAATAGATTTGCTTAAAGAAATAAACTTTAATATCAATGAGTTAGGGTTTGAAGAACAAGAACTTGAAACAATAATATTTCAGAATAATCACGATTCACGAGATTGGCTAGATACTGAAGAACATTGGCAAGATATGCCATCTTTTGAGCATGAAGACCAATCACCACATAGAGCATTAACAGTTAATTTTGTAAATCAAGATGCCGTAGATAAATTTTTCCAATTAATTAAACAAGATTACACAGAAAAAACTAAATATATATGGTTTCCATCTATTGAAAAAAGAGTAGTTAAAGATAAGTATTATGAAAACTAATCAATTTCCAATTTATATTCCATCAAAAGGTAGAGCCGATACAAGATTAACAGCAAAAGCTTTAGAAGAAATGAATGTTCCATATACAATAGTTGTAGAAGAACAAGAGTACTCGCAGTATGCGAAGGTTATAGATAAGAAAAAAATATTAGTATTAGATAAGACCTATCAGCAAGATTACGATACATGCGACGATTTAGGCGATAGTAAATCAAAGGGACCTGGACCTGCTAGAAATTTTATATGGCAACATAGTATTGATAGAGGTTATAATTGGCATTGGGTTATGGACGATAATATTAAATGTTTTAGACGTTGGCAAAATAACTTAGAAATTAAATGTACTGATATAACACCATTTCAAGTTATGGAAGATTTTGTACTAAGATATAAAAATATAGGTATGGCAGGACCAAATTATACATTCTTTGTTATAGATAAATGGGGACATCAATATACACCTTTTACAGTTAATACTAGAATTTATTCATGTAATTTAATAAGAAATGATTTACCATTGCCAGATAGGTGGCGAGGAAGATATAACGAAGATACAGATTTATCATTAAGAATATTAAAAAAAGGGTGGTGTACAGTTCAATTTAATGCTTTCTTACAAGAAAAAGCTAATACACAAACGCTTAAAGGTGGAAATACAGACGAATTTTACGCTGAAGAAGGTACAATTCCTAAATCTAACATGCAAATGAAATTGCACCCAGACGTTACAAAGCTCGTGTGGAGATATGGTAGGCATCATCATTATGTAAATTATAATAAATTTAAAAAAGAAAACAAATTAGTATTTCGTGAAGATTACAAAAAGAAAAAAGGAATAAATGAATATGGTTTAAAATTAAAACAATTTAATAATTAAAATATACTTTTACTCAAAGGGAAAAAGAGGATTATGGCAAGACCAAAGAAATATCAAATTGATACTGTTCAATTACAAAAATTAGCAACATTAGGTTGTACAAATAAAGAAATGGGAGATTTTTTCGGTTGTTCAGCAGATTTATTAGAAAAGAGTTATTCGGAATTTCTGATAAAAGGGAGGGCAGAACAAAAAATGAGATTAAGACAGCTACAATGGAAAGCTTGTGAAAGTGGAAATGTAACAATGCTTATTTTCTTAGGAAAAAATATGTTAGGTCAACAAGATAGAATAGAAGAAACACAATTAGATGAACCTTTACCTTGGACTAACTAATGCCATTAACAAAACCTCAAACAGAAGTAATAGAAAATAAGTCAAGATTTAGGGTATTAATAACTGGTAGAAGATTTGGTAAAACATTTTTAGCAATAAATGAGTTAGCCAAGTTTGCAAGTCAATCAAATAAAAAAGTTTGGTATGTTGCTCCTACTTATAGACAAGCAAAACAAATATGTTGGAATGAACTTAAAGAAAGATTAGTTGACCATAGGTGGGTTAAAAATATTAATAATAGTGATTTAACTATAACTTTAAAAAACAATTCAAGGATTACATTAAGAGGTGCAGATAACGAGCAATCTTTACGAGGAGTTGGTCTTGATTTTATTGTTCTTGATGAATTCGCAGATATACATAAAGAAGCTTGGTATGAGGTATTAAGACCTACATTATCAGATACTGGAGGACATGCTCTATTTTGTGGTAGTCCTAGAGGATTTGGAAACTGGTCTTATGAATTATTTAAACAAGGAGAAACTAATAAAGATTGGTCTTCATTTAAATATACAACCTTAGAGGGTGGGCAAGTTGCAGATGACGAAATAGAGCAAGCCAGACAAGATTTAGATATAAGAACATTCCAACAAGAGTATGAAGCAACATTTGTTAATTACTCTGGAATGATATATTACAACTTCAACAGACAAAAAAATATAATTGATAAATATAGTAAAGATTCAGCAGTTTTACATATTGGATTAGATTTTAACGTAGACCCTATGAGTGCTGTAGTTTGTATTATACTACAAGAAACAATTATGGTTGTTGATGAAATACAAATTTATTCTTCAAATACTCAAGAAATGTGCGAAGAAATTACAAATAGATACAATAATAAAAAAATAATAGTTTATCCAGACCCTAGTGCTAGACAAAGAAAAACGTCTGCAGGTGGATTTACTGATTTAAGTATCTTGAAAAATGCAGGATTTGATGTAAAATGTAAAAATACAGCACCTTTAATTAGGGATAGAATTAATGCAGTTAATTCAAAACTTAAAAATGTTAATGGAAAAAACAATCTGTTTATTGTTAAATCTTGCAAAAATGTGATTAAAAGCATAGAAAGACAGATATATAAAGAGGGTACTCACATTCCTGATAAAGATAGTGGTTATGACCATATGAATGATGCTCTAGGTTATTTAGTAGAATTTAACTTCCCACTAAGAAGGAATTTTGTAGCAAGCCCAGTTAAAAGGTGGAGTTGATGAACAAAGAAATCTTACAATCTAAACATGATTTATGGCACGCTAACATATCTAATTGGGAATTTTATATAAGAAGTTATTTAGGTGGGAATGATTATAAAAATGGTTATTACCTACATAGATATGTTTTAGAAAGCCCAGAAGAATATGATTCAAGAGTTAGACACACACCAGTAGATAATCATTGTAAAAATGTTGTTCAAATATATACAAGTTTTTTATGGAGAGTTCCACCAACAAGAGATTATGGCGTTTTAGATGGTGATTTACAGCTACAATCATTTTTAAAAGATGCTGATTTAGATGGTAGGTCATTTGATACTGTAATGCGAGAAGTACAGATGAATGCCAGTATTTATGGTAATTGTTGGGTTATATTAGATAAACCACAATCAAATGCTAAAACAAGAGCAGAAGAACTTGCACAAGATATACGACCTTATATTTCAATATATACACCAGAAAACATTGTTAATTGGAATTATAAAAGGTCAGCTAGTGGAAGATTTTATTTAGATTTATTAGTCGTTATTGAAGATATAAATTCAGAAAGGGCAATTATTAAAGTTTTTACTGAAGAAGCCATAATGACATATGAGTTTGAAGAATATGACAAAGAATACACAGATAAAGAACCTAAGTTATTAGAGGAGATTCTTAATCCTATAGGGAGCATTCCTGCTGTAAATGTATATAATCTTAGAGGTAACAAAAGACCTATTGGTATTAGTGATTTAGCTGATGTGGCACATTTGCAACAATCTATTTATAATGATTATTCCGAGAAAGAACAATTAATCAGATTGGCTAACCACCCTAGTTTAGTTAAGACTCCTAATGTTGAAGCTAGTGCAGGTGCAGGGGCAATTATAGAAATACCAGAAGATTTAGATTCAGCTTTAAAGCCTTATATAATACAGCCTAGTGGTCAAAACTTAGATGGAATTATGAAGTGTATACAAACAAAAGTAGATGCTATTGATAGAATAACTCATATGGGTTCAGTAAGGGCAACTGGAACACAGATAGCTAGTGGAATAGCATTACAAACAGAGTTTCAATTATTAAATGCTAGATTATCTGAAAAAGCAGATTATTTAGAAAATGCTGAAGAACAAATCTGGGATTTATTTGCTAAATGGCAAGACAAACAATGGGACGGTTCAGTAAACTATCCAGATACATTTGATATTAGAGATTGGGCTAACGATTTACAATATTTACAAATGGCTAAAGCATCTGGCATTAAATCAGAAACATTTAATAAAGAAATAGATAAACAGATAGCAGAAGCTGTAATAGATGATAACAAAACTATGAAAACTATTAATGATGAAATAGATGCCGTTAGAACAGTAAGAGGGCAATTTCAGACAACCGAAGTAGAGGGTCAAACAGTTGGCGAAGAAGAAAGTTCCTAAAGATAAAAAGACTAAGATACCTAAAAAATATTTATCTGGTTTAAAAGGTGCAAAAAGAAATGCTAGAGCAACCTTATTAAAGCAAATTAGTTCTTTGTACAAGGCAGGAGCAAGAATACCAATGGCATTATTAAAGAAAAGGAACAAGTCATAATGGCAGTTAAAAGAAAACCTTTATCAGCAAGAACTATTGCAACTCTTAAAGCAAAAGCCAAAAAATCTAAGTTATTTAATTTAGCAGATTTAAAGGCTAGTTTTCGTAGAGGTCAAGGTGCATTTCTTTCATCTGGTTCAAGACCTAGAATACCGATGTCAGCATGGGCAATGGCAAGAGTCAATAAACTAATTAGTCGTGGCAAGTCTGGAACATTTGATAAAGACCTAATAAAAAGAGCCAGTAAACGTAAAAGAAAATGATGCTGATGTTATGGAGAAGCCTAAAAAAATATGTATTATTTGTAAGGTTTTTTTAATAGAGGTTTTTAAAGATGTTTATAAATGTCCAGTATGTAGAGCAATAGTTAACGAAAGGTTAGATGATAGGAAACAAGATGGCGATTTATAGAGGAAGAAACGTATCATTAAATAAACCTTTTAGATTATCAACAACCGAATCAAAACGTAAAAAATTTGGGGTTTATGTTAAGAATAAAGCTACTGGTAACGTCAAAAAAGTTACATTTGGTGCTAGAGGAATGAGTATCAAAAAACATATACCTGCAAGGCAAAAGTCTTTTCTCGCTAGAATGGGTGGTGTTTTAAAAGAAGTTAAAGGGCAAAAAACATTATCACCTGCTTATTGGTCAATAAGGGCGTGGAAAAAGAACTTTCCATTATAATATATGTCTAAAATTTTAGAAAAATTAGCTGACCAACATGAGGAACGAATTATTAATGTTCTTTATAAATTAGAAGATGACGTTATTAGAGAAGTAACAAGGGCAACTTCTGGTGCTTTAGTATCACAAAGAATAGCTATACAACTACAGCCTAAAATTAGAACACTAATTGAATCTACTTTTTTAAATGAAGCAGATTTAATAATAAATGAAGAATATAATAAAATAGCCAAAGTTGTACTCGATACATTTGGTGAAATGCCTATACCACAAAAGTTTAAAGGTTTAACTGAAGTTGACTTAACAACAATTAATGCACTTAAAACACAATCGTTTTCTGGTTTTGAAGATATAGCTGAAAGATTTTTAAAAATAATAAATGATGAAGTTTATCAAAGTACAATAGCAGGCAGACCTTTTGATGATATGGTTAAAAACATAAGGCAACATATTAATGGCGTTTATCAAAAGACTAATACTCGTGAGATAAATGAATTAGTTGATTTTATTAACGAGAATAAATTTGATAATTCAAAAAAAGCACAAATAGAAGAAGCTGTTAGCAAACTTCATACTCAATATGCTTCAGATAGGGCAGGAAATAACCTTAGAAGATATGCAGGGCAAATAGCACACGATTCAGTTATGCAGTTTCATGGACAGTTTACAGTTGCAAAAGCTAAAGAATCAGGTTTAACTCATTATACATACACAGGAACATTAGTAAGGGATAGTAGACCTTTCTGTCAGAATATGCTAAACAAGGTATTAACCGAGAAAGAAATTCGGGATATTTGGAATAATCAAGGTTGGGCAGGCAAATCTACTGGAGACCCTTTTATAGTAAGAGGTGGGTATAGATGCCGACATACTTGGATTCCAACAGACCCAGAGTGGGATATATGAGGAGACATAGATGGAAGAAAATACAGTAGAACAACCTAAAGAACAGGTTGAAGAAACTCAAGTAAAAGAAGAAAAGCCTAATGCAATATCTTATACAGAAGACCAAGTTACTGAAATGGTCAGAAGAAGATTAGCACAAGAAAGAAGCCAAGTTTATAAAAAACTAGGTGTTGAAGATTTAGATATAGCTGTAAATGCAGTCAAAAGCCAAAAAGATTTAGAAGAAAAACAAAAAATACAA